TATGTTAGATAGATCTCTTCCTATGTATTCCCACCCACATCCAGACAATCTAAACAAATCTTGTAATTTTGTTGTTTTTTGTAAAGATTCTTTATCTTTATATACATGGAGAATTCCTCTTCTTCTTTCTCCATATTCAATCTTTACGTCATCGAGAACTTGATTATAGTATTTTCTAGATGCAACACCCATACGAATAGTCATCAACGTGTTTTGATCGTGTGAAAGATTAAACGTATGTCTTAAGAATCCACCCAACCATACTAACTTTTCAATACTTGGTTTTGGATGAATGTAAAGAGGTGCATCTTTTTTAAACATCCATTTCAAACCTTTTTTAAGGTTACTAACTGTATTCCATACTTCGCTATTACATACAGATATCTGTCCTCCATTTGCAAAAGAACATTCCATAGCTGGTTGAACATTCTTATCAAAAACAGTAACATTATACCCTTTTTTGTTTAAAAAATAAGCGGACATAATGCCCGCTATTCCTGCACCTATAACAAAAACTTTATTTTGCATATTTTTTATCGTGTTGTTTACCTACTCCGTAATCACCATCATACGATGATAAACTCTCTGCATTAAAGCTCAAATATTGACCAATACGAGTGCCTTGCCTAATGTAAGCGTTGGCTACATTTACGAGGAGAACAGCAGCCATAACCCCGTGATACCCAGTATCGTATAGGCCAGAAGTAAGGAAACATCCGTTACGATTAAGAGTAGAGCGAGTAATAACCCAACCAGCCTCTCCCTCGCCGACATGAATAATGTTTTCCATGACGACTTCGTAGTGTCCTGGTGTAAGTTCATAATACCCATCTTTCCCTGGTTTTAGTTCTATTGAATTACGATGTTTCTTTTCTGTATTAGATACCCAAAAGTTATTAGGACATATTCTAAAAACTTTACCCAGTCTTAAGTCTACTGCATTTGGTTGGCTATCACCTTCTTTTACTTCTGTCAGTGTCGATTTACTCGTTGGTCCCAATATATGTTTCATTGACCGCATCTCCTTTTTTCTTCTCTAGTTCATATAACATTAGCATGATGTAGTGAATTGCTTTAAGCAAATCCTTCTCATTCATTCCATCTTTCTTGCCAAACCTCATCAAATACTTAATTGCAGTATCTGTAGCAGTAGACATCAATGTTCCTCTAGATTCCCATACATCGATAACTTGCAACCCATCATTAACATAATGAGCACCATATGTACTATCGATATACTTTTTAATCTTATCGAAGGTAACATCTTCTTGATATTTGTATTTAATAGTTTTCATAATTAGTCAATTAGTTTGTTAATGAAGTTGCAATTATACAATGCATTGTTTAGTTGTTGCAACGAAGCTTGATTCAAATAAAAGTTTACTTCTTTCTCAAACTTTCCATAACGAAGACCAGTAGGTGAATCATCAAAACGGATACCATTAAATCCAGCCCATATCGCTGCACTCGAATCCCAACTAAAAATAGTCCAATGATATTCTTCTAATAACTCAATCTCTCTAGGACCATCAACCATTCCAAGACAATGAAACTTAGGACCATCTACTTTAGAAAATAGATTTCTCTTTTCCATCTCTTTAAACACAGTCCAACGAGATAAAAAACGTTGCATCTTATATGCATCATCTCTTGTTCCATCACTATGTTTAGTTTCATTAATACCACAAGCAATCGGACACGAAAGGATGGATAACCCAATAAGATCAATGTCTTTGTTATGTAAAGCCCATTCAATTGATAACATTAACCCGTCCATATCTCCCATCTCACTCTGAGGACAATAGAATGTCTTGAATCCAGCTTCTTTAATTGGACTAATCATATCTATAGCCTTCTCCATCGTCTTTCTCCAATGTTCCTTAGGATAATCGGTCATTACGATGTATTCAGCATTTACTTCTCTGCCAAGTTCGACTAGCTTTTCTGAAGGATACATTGGCTCACCAAGTTTAAACATCTCAAAAGCTGAGTTGTCCATGATCTTAGGTTTACCATCGTTTAAGTTACGATAAAAAGTGCGATAGTCTGCATCCTCTTCAACAAGATGAGCAAGAATCAAATGAGCACCGTTAAGGTGCGAGAATGTCTCTAAGTAATGAATAGGAGATATGTGACAAAAGTTAATCATTAATTACCTCAAGAAATAAATTCTACAACCGTTTTCGCCATCTTCAGAGACTTCAATAACATAATCACGATCTGGCCATGTTTCTGCACATTGCTTATGCAAATCTCTAGCCATCATCTCACATGATTTATAATCGAGCTGAAGCGTTCCATCACTAAACCACCTTTCCATGATTCGCTTTGCCTGAATGAATTCGACGTCTCTGTCATCATGAAAAACTTCCATCTCCACGCGAAAATGGACGATATGTCTATGTGGAGTTCCTAGGAAACTAACATCCAACCAATCACCAGTAGCAAGTCTAGGGTCTGTAGCTGCTGCTGGATACTTATGAATACCCTCCTTCTGAAAGGTTACCCAAATAAAACTTTTATTTTCCATAGTTCTTTGACCTTGCACGAGTAATAAAACTTAGCTTATCGCTAACCTTAATAACTACTTCAACTTGTGAAAGTAGTCTGCTACGAGTCAAATACTTAATCATTTCTTTTCTGTCATACCAAGCCATCCATCCAGTCTTAGTATTAACATGCCAAATACGATCGCTAGTCTTATTTTCGTTACGCAACCAACCTTTAAGTGTAGTATCGACAACAAAAGATCCATCATTCCTAAGATTGTTTTTAACATCAACAGTATAGGATTTAAACCACGTTGGTTTACGTATTGCGATATCATGACCTTTCAACTGACGTCCTTTGTTATCTTCAAAGTCCATCACATCCCATCCCCAACTACGGATTTCGTTGATTAGCCACAGTTCACCTTCACGACCAAGCGCTCCAGTTTTACCGTAAGCCTCTTCCAACGTTTCCGTCCAATGAGGGACGAGACGGTTGTGGTTCTTTTCGTTCATTTCATTTACTAAGTTGTAATTTAACATTATTGAAAAACTCCGCTTTCACTGAATCATTATGAAAAAGACCATGTACTACTGATGTCTGTGTTAAGCTCGAATGAGCCTCTACACCACGATTCTCCATACAACCGTGAGTAGCTTGAATGTACACAGCAACATTCTCGGTATCTGTTGCATGCATAATCTCTTTAGCAATTTGATTTACGAGATCTTCTTGCAACTGACCACGTCTTGCACACCACTGAGCAATTCTAACATACTTTGATAAACCAATCACCCTTCCTGTTGGAATAATGCCAATCACTGCAATTCCACGTACTGGTTGATGGTGATGAGAACACATTGATGTTAGTTCTGCTCTTACACACAACATTCCTTCAAATCGATCTGATCCCTCATTAGGAAATGATGTGGCATCAGGACGCTTTGTGTAACGACCGTCCATCAGCTCATAGATATACATCTTAGCTAAACGCTTTGCTGTATCATGACTATTTGGATCATTTTGACGATCAATAACAAGAGTATCTAATACACTTGCAAACTTGCAGTTAGCTCATCAACAAGTAACTCAATCTCTCCATCCTTAATAAATTCAGAGATATTGTCATTTGCATTGAATCTCTTAGAAGATTTTAGCAATCGTTCTTTGATCTTTTCACTTACAGGCTTAGCAAAGTCATTAAATACTGCACCTTCGTAACCTGGATGATAAGGAGCTTCTTCCACTAGTTTCTTGCTCTCTTTATAAGCATTCCATTTAGGAGATGATAAACCTGACCAAAATGAAGATATTTGTGAAGACTCAACACCATCGTTACCTTCCCCTAAGATGATAAAAGAGTCAAGGTCGTTAGTCTTTTCTTCTGGCCAATTGAGATAAATCACGTCGCTGTCTGCACCACTATAATTAACTGAAATTGAATCCATATACTTTCTCACTTTTTAGGTTTTTCTGGAAGGTCGGGATAATGACCAAATGGTAGCATGTATTGAGGATCCTCTTTTGGATCATTCATATCTACCCATATCTTCGAGTATACCCTAATTGCTCTGCCATTGACAATATGGTACCTACAACTAACTTTGCGAGAGTCGTAGATACCATCTTCTGTTACCCAAGGATGGGTCTTTCCAAATCTTTCTGTCATACTAATTACTCAACATCATCAAACAAGTCTTCATTCCATTCTCTGTGACCTTCACGGAATGCCATGTTTGATTGAGTCTCACGAACTTCTACTCTGAAACACCAAAGACGTTGAGCCTCTGAAGGACCCCAGTAATCTGGAATATAAACACCATTAACAAACTTATATAACTGATCAGCAAGACCTTCACATCCTAGTTTTGGAAGGATTGTTAGCTTTGCTAGTTTACGACGCTCTAGTTCTTTATAGATCTCTAACTCTGGATCATCTTGAGCTACAAGTAGAGTATGATCAAACTGATCTTGAAGGATCTCTTTCAACTCTTTAAGACCACCATAATCAGCTACCCAATTCCTGACATCAAGATCATTAGTACCAAAGAAGAACTTCATGCTGAATGCATAGCCATGAATTAGATTGCAATGACTATCAGCACGGAATTGCCTATAAGCACATGGAAAAGCATCCACATACTCCTTTGTTGAAACGTACTTGTAGGTTATAGGTTGAAATGACATATTAGGTTCCCCATTCGTTCTTGAATAATGGTACTTGCAGGCGATCAGAGTACCTCCAACCCTTATTCATAGCCATTAATGCAACATTCTTGTTATTCATGGTATAAACAGATTCAACGCCACCAACGGGCATTAAGTATATTGGACCTGTAAATCCATTATCTCTATAGCATTCTACTGCCATTTCTGCTTCCGCAGCATCTTTTTCATCTGCTACTACAAATTTTAGATAAACGTAACCATGATCCTGATATTGTTTAATTATTTCAGGTTGAATAGCTTCTTCCCATTTCTCACCACTAACACTTAGCTTAGGACTTACACTAAAAGTAAGACGATCCCAACCTTTGCGCCAATGTGTTTTTAGATATTCAGAGAATTGAGGAGTTAGCTCTTGCGTTCCGTTTGTTTCGAACGTGAGTTCCGCCAAGTTGACCATATCGGGATGCGAGAGGAGACTAGGATACGCTCTTTGCCAACCAAGGAGTGGTTCCCCTCCTGTAATAACCAGGTGCTCACTTGTCCACTTGCCATGAGGTAGCATACGTAGAATGGCATCAACAATACCATCAATAGACAACAAAGGGCTAAGATGCTTGAACCTAACATCCCAACTAGCGTAACTATCACAGCCTGTAGTAACAAGAGGCAAAGATTTATAATCTTTGTACTGATCCGCGTGCTGTGCAATGATGTCTCTTTCATCGCTTAGTTCTCCTTTGGGCATACCAAAGCCACTGCAAGTAAAATTACATCCAAAGGTTCTCAAGAACACACTTGGGACGCCCATAAATCGTCCCTCACCCTGGATAGAATAGAATAATTCAGATACCTTTATTTTTGACATAAGTTTTCTCTATTGGATTATACAAATAACAGTCACAGAATGGAAAATTTTGTTCGATATAGGAAGGTCTATATTTTCGGTCACCATACACAACTACAGTAATAACATTTATCTCTCTACCATCTTTCTTTCTAGCAAGAGATAAAATCTTATCCTTAGATGCGTCATAACCAGGGTGATACACTGACTTAACATCACCACGCTTGTCCACATAAAATGCTTCTATCATAACAAATCTCCTTGATGGAGAGAGTATACACTAACGGTCGTCAAATTCCAACGAGTTACTATCCTCGATTTTTGGTTTTGCAGTAGGTAGCATAACTACCTTCTTATCCATTTCCATAATGTCAACTTGTCGCTTTAAGTAGTCGATAAACTGATTAGTGAACTCACCAGAATCTTGTTCTTGAGTAATGATACTATCTATATCCATATTCTCAATCAGTTTATACTTTGTTTGTTGCTGTTTCTTTTCTTTTTGGATACGACGAACAAATGCAAAGAATACAATCTGTGTATAGTATGCAAAAGGATTAGAAGATTTTTCTGGATCAAATTTATCAGCAGCAGATAGACAGTTTTCTATGCCATCGCTAATCATATCATCCTTAAAAGTATAATTAATAAAGTTAGTCTTGTATGAAAGATGCGTTGCTATCTTGAGAAAGCATTCACCAATATAGTTAGTAACTTGTGGCTTTTCACGTCCTTCTTTCTTAGCTAACTCTACTGCATTCTTATAATCGATTAGTGCTTGTAAGAACTTTTTATTATCAACGTAATGAGCGGGAGTTGCTTCAGTGGAGAGTTCTCCCGCTGATCCCTCTGTAGTCGAACTGCTCTGTTTCTTCTTCATCTGATTCTCTTCCTTGACTTAGTAAATCTTCATAATCTTTTGCATTAAGCTCACCTTGATTTTCTATTTCAGGTTCACCTTTTTGTTCAGCTGATTCAATATATTTTTCGTACTGTTGTTTAAAATCATCGTGTACATCTGTAGCCATTATAATAGCAGATGTAGAGATTTCAAACACTTTATCATCAGAAAATGGAACCCATGGCTGCATAATAAACGTTTCCATAATCTTTAGCCCTCTTGGAAACCTAAAAGGAGTAACAAGTACTGGCTCTAAGATATGGATATGTTTTTTCTTAGCTAGGTTCTCGCAATTATCATCAGTCATGCATAGGATGTTTTCACCATTTGATAACTTAAGAAATTTGTAATTTAATGCTTTATTATCCATTGATTGGAACCTTTGCTAATTTGTAGTCGAGATGCTCGTCGTTGTATATCTTAATACGTTCTATCATATGTAACAACGTATAATTCTTACGAGTCTTCCAGGAAAGATCATCACCTATATCATATAGGTTACATGACGATTTGCTGTCACTTAGACGTAAGCCTCGACCAATAGATTGAAGATTTCTAATTCTAGACTTGGATGGAGAAGCAAAGATAATATTATGTAGATTTCTAATATTTATTCCTGTAGAAAACGTACCATATGATGCAACAATAATAGCATCATTCTCTGTTTCTACAATATGGCGTATTTCTTCACGTTGAGCTGTTTCAGTTCCACCATAAACAAAAAACACTTTACGGTCATGTGTCTTATTTAAGATCATATCATAAAGTTGTTTGCCATGCTTCTCTACAAACTGAAATAATACCAGTGTATTACCTTTTTGGTAAATTGCTAGGTTTCTAATAAACTTATTACGTTGCTCATTAAAAACTAAGAAGTCCATCTCTTCTTGATACTTAAGTGTCTTAACTGATTTTCTTACTTCTTCTGGATATTGTAAAAGGATTGCAAATATTTTAAGGTTTGCAAGCTGATTATCATCCATCAACTTCTTTGTAGTTGTTACCTTGTGAACAGGACCAAACATTCCTTCTAATACTAGTTTATGCGTCTTTGTTCCATCCAAAGTACCAGTTGTTCCAATTCTATATGGAGTGTTTATACACTTATTAAAAATTGTAGTTAGTGATTTAGCTTTGAATAAGTGTGCCTCATCACCATACATTGTATGGAAATCAGCAAAGAATTGTTTAGGAAGTTTATAAATTGATTGCCACGTACTAATCACTACTGGATACTGATTACTCTTTTCAGAACCAGAATAAATCTTATGACATTGTTCTACTGCTTTCCATTGATTTAAGCACGAGTAGTCTTGGAAGTCTGAAAACATCTGTTCCACAAGGCTTGTTGTTGGAACAATAATAAGTTGTCGTCTTCCGAACGTTTCGTGCCAGCGCATGAGGCAGTAAATGATAAGAGATTTTCCTGAACCAGTTGGCGATAGTAAGAGGCGTCTTCCATCGACAATCGCTTGATAGATTGCATCTAATTGATATTCCCTGATTGTTAGAGGTTCACCCTTAGAACCAATGTTAAGATTATTACAAAAATCAGATACTTCTTCGAATGTTACATCATATCCGTACTTAGTATAGTTTGATTCATCGATTGTGTATCCGTATTCATCAGCAAACTTTCTAACATAATCAATTAGGCCAACATAAAGTTCTTTTGTGAACATCGAGTAAAGTCTAACTTTACCATCCCACATCTTACTTTTATACAAGGGGTGAAACTTTGCACCAGGAACATCGAATGAAAAGTATTCATTAAGTTCTTGTGCAATTGATGGTTCAGCATCAACTTTAAGATAGACATGATTTTTATTATGGATTGCAATATTGCTCATTACATTAATCCATTAGTAAATTTTGTCCATTCGATGCTATTCTTGATATCCCAAGTTCTAGAATTTAAAGATCTAAGGATTTGTTCTAGGTGTTGTGTTACTACTTTAAAGTATTCGATTTTATCTTGCAAGTCTATCATATCACTATCATTAGAAAGAAATTCATCCATCTCATTCTTTAGTGGTTTATTTCCTTGCCATTGAATCCACCCTAGTTCTTCAAGCTCATCTCTGGACATTTCACCACGATAGTAGCGATACTTTAAACGTCTTGTGTTTAAATACTTTGATTCTGCTTTACGAAGATTGATTCTTGAGGATGATAGTAAGTTAAGATACTTAGCGTGAAGGAGGGGAACCTTCGCAGCTTCCCCTCCTAAGTTTGTTTCATTAATCTTACAATCTTCTGCCCAAGCCTCTTGAAGCTCAGATAATTTCATAAAATTACATAGGTTGCATTTGAATAATAGCGGCTGGATTGCCAACAAAACAGAAGCTACCAAAGTGATTTAGAGAGATCGAAGGATCTAACCAAATATCTCCACCCATTTCCTGCCAACGACGACAGAATGTATAGTCTTCTGAAAGATAACGACGATCAATTGGATCAATCATTGTATCAAACAACGCATAGAACTTACCTTTCAACTCATCGCCAATGTTAAGGTCATTGTTGTATGCAAGCTCAGGATATGCTTCGATCATCTTAAGAATTGCTTCTCTCTTGATCATCATAAATCCAGTACCAGCATCATGTAACTTCACTGCACCGTTTTCAATTGCAATTGTCTTTGCATCACGATTAACGAACTTAAAGTTTACAGCATAATCAGATCCAAATGCAGCTACTTCTGGATCAGACATAGCTTGATTAGGACCAGCTGCAGCTGCTGCTTGCTTAATACGTTGCCAGTTAACACCTTTCTTAGGATAGGCACCAACGACAACGTCCTTATCATGCGCATAGAGCTTAAGAATATCTTCTACCTTAAACTCAATATCTGCATCGATAAACAGCAGACGATCATAGTTGCTTTGTAGAAAGTATGCAACTAGTACGTTACGTGCTCTAGTAACTAAAGACTCATTAGCAATCGTTCCAAAAGCTAGAGGAATTTGATGACTGTTGAAGAATGTCATCATTTTGATTGTAGAACGGAAATAGGGCTCTGTTAAAGCTCCTCCATAACACGGAGTTGCAATGAAGAACTTTGTCTGACGCAACCTATCAATGTTAATCTGAATTTGACCAGGTTGAGGGGGAGGTGCTTCTGTAGATTGGACCTGATCGATTTGCTGTGGTGCAGCAATTTGTAAATCTTGTTCTGGCTCTGAAATAGTTAAGCCAGGTTTTTTATCTTTTGCCATAATAACTCCATAAAATTAAGTTTCAACGTCAAAATATTTAAATTTGAAAGAAGCAATTCCTACAAAGTACTCGATCGTTGATGGGGTGATATTGAAATCCAAAGCCTGCAAAGACGTTGGAAACAAATCTCTAAAAATAATCTTGGTCGATGGAACATTGACCGAATTCAAAATATGCAGCGTAGCATCCGAATACGCAATAGTATCATTATGTTTACTAAACTTGTCAACAACAAACGGGAAACGATTCATTCTTTTCTGTATATAGTCTGGATACTGATTATAGCTCTTAGGAAACCCAATGGCAACAAGCCAAGAGAATAATTCTAAGTAATTAGACATGTCTTCATTAATTAAAAACGTAACAGTGAAATCCCCAAAATTTACCTTATCACCAATAACAGGAATATCTGTGAATGGAGTAGGTTGTTGTGCAAACCCTACATCAATAAGAGGAATGTTAGCTGACTGGCACGTATAGGAAACATGTGGTAACTCCTGAATAGTAAACCTAAACCCATTGGGACGCAAATAATCATAGGTTGTTGGTCTATTATTCTCGTAAGAATTTTGTAACAAACTTAAATTTGAAGTAAACGCCATAATATCTCCTATGACTATATTTATGCAATAAAAAAGGGGGTCTTTCGACCCCCTCAACCCCTTTCGGGGATCCGATCTTAATGTCGGCTTGATTACATAAGGTTAGCAACCAATGTACGACGATAGTACTGGTTACGGTTAGCCGTAAATGTATCTGCATCGTTTGCGTTGGTTAGCGTATCAGTTGTAACGTATGGGTTAGCAATCATACCATAACGTGTCTTGAAGCCAATCTTTGGTTGGAAGCTGTTTGGATCAACAGCACGAACCATCTGGAGAGGAATATATGGGCAGTAGAAAATACCTGCGTCATATGGGCTTGAACCCTTATAACCTACCAAGTAGAACTGGCTAGCATTACCTAGATTAGCAGAATATGGATCGATATAAACACGGAAACGTCCATTTAGAACACCAGCAAATGTATTGCCTGTGTCATCTACATTTAGGTTTGTGCTAAGAGCTGGTGCATAGTCAAGAACACCTGACATCGCTAGTGCACTTGCAACGTCTGCTGAACAAACGATGAAGTTACCTTTTCCACGACGTGTGTCTTGTGCAATGTGGTTAGCATCACGCTCGATGTTGAACAATAGACCCTTGAAGCGCTCTACAGACCAACGACCATTTGAGTCGATGTCAAGGTCAAAAGTACCTGCTGTTGCTGTAGCAGGTGAACCTGGCTTAGCAACACGATAGATTGTACGTACAACTTCACGGTTGATTTCAAACATGAACTCTTGTGAAAGGATGTTTGAAAGCTCAGCTTCAGCATCAAGACCATGAATTGCTTTTAAGTCTTGTGCAAGTTCAACTGTGTACTCTGCTTTTAGCGCACGGCTACGAGCTGTAACAGTTGTCTTGTCAATACTGAAAGACATTTGGCCAAATGCGTTTGTAGAAGCATCACCAAGAGCTTCAGCAAATGCTGTTGTTGCTGCGTTAGCAGTTGTGTATGTTCCGCTAACTGGGTTTGAACCAACGTGAGTTGGGTTAACAGTACCCTGAACGCCTGCGTTATAAGAAGCTGCTGAGAAGTTTGTATTAGCTTCGTTATAAAGTGCTTCTGAACGTGTGTAAGTATTTCCACGCTCTGAACCATACATTGAACGCATTGCGAAGATAAGTCCTGTAGGACCTGTCATTGGCTGAACACCGCAAATGTCGTATGCCATTAGGTTAGGCATTGCACGGCGTACTAGACCGATCATGATTGGGTCATACTTATCGATACCACCAGTTGCAGCGCTGTTATTTGCAGGTGCTGCTTCGAAAAGTGCGCTACGCTCTTCACGTAGTGCTTTTTCTTGGTTCTCTAGAAGAACTGTAGTAACAGCTTTTCTATAGTTGTCTTTGATTTGTGGAAGATCGGGATGCTCGACAACTGCTTCCCACTTCTTTGATAGGTGTTCGTTTAAAAACATTATTGTCTCCTTGGGACCTTAATATTAGGCTCTTTTAATTGATCTAGAAAGAGCTCTTGCGTATTCAGAAATTAGACTGCTATCTTCTACAATTGGCTTGCTATCTTCTACTGATTCAATAAGCGTATTAGATGCTGGAGCCAATTCTTCTGTTAGAGTCTGTCTATTTGTTGGGAAATAGTTTTCTCTAACAACAGTTAGTTTCTCACGATAGAGTTCTTCGCTTTCGAAATCGATGCCTTCTACCAAACGCTTAAACTTCTCAACTTCGGTATCGGCAAGACCTTTAGACTCTTCTTGAACGACTCTGTCTGCTTTAAGTTTCTCAACTTCTTTTGCTAGCTCAATGGCTTGTGTCATGCTTTCATCGAGCTTGCTCTGTAGATCGTCAGACTTGCTTTGAAGCTCAGCCATAACGTCATACTTCTCTTCTGGAACTTCAACATAATGTTCTTTGAAGAGAGACTTCATGCCACGAATAAAGTCTTCTGCAATTTCAGTGCGTAGACCTTGTTCTACAGCAAGTTGATTCTCTGTCATCCAGTTTTCTACAACATAGTTCAAGTAAGAATCAATTTTATCAACCAAACCTTCTTTGAAAGTTTCTAGTTCAGCTTGGTTTTCTTCTTGAAGTTTAGCAGAAATCTTTTCCATCTCGTCGTTTACACGAGCAATAACTGCAGCTTCAAAAATAGAGGTAGCTTTTGCTTTAAACTCTTCAGAAATATCAGCACCAAAAATAGAACCGATATCCATGTCAAGTTTTTGATCTTCAGAAACAACTTCTTCTTCTGTTTCTGATTCTTCTTTTTGTACGTTACCCTTGCTGCTTGCTTGATTAACAGCGTTAGCTGGTTGCATAGCAGTTGTAGTAAAGTTAGGAGCAGCACCAGGTGCAGATTTTGCCTTTATATCGTTCTTAGATACAGAAGCAGCTGCTTTAGCTCCTTGGTTTTCTTCATCTTCATCTCTAGAAACTACAGTAGCTTCTTTAGAGCTACCTTGTTTTGGATTAGATGCATCCCCAGCTACTGCTGCCTTCATAGTAGTATCCTTTTTGGCATGCGAAGCAGCAGCCATTCCGACCTTACCAGAGCCCCCGGCAGAAAGTTCAGTAGCAGACTCTTCATTGATCTCTTGAGAAGTTACCTTCCCAATCAATTCTCTGATTTTAGATTCTACTGACATTTATTGTCTCCTAAATTAGGTTATAAGTATATTTATAATTATTTGATTTTCGCCAAGAATTGTTCAAATAATTTCAATTTTTCTTCTTCTAGTCTAGCTGAGGGAACTTTCTTAATATGTTCTCTTGCCTGATCTATCTGAACTTGCGACCAAACTCCATTATTACAAATCCATTCAGAGCTCTCCATAATACCTTCTACAAAAGCATCTGGAGCTGAAGGATCTGCAACAATATCTACTGTAGCTAAATGAAAGTCAGGTTGTACAATCTTTATACCATCTTTTCCTTCAGCTAAAGAACCAACACCCCTCGAAGAGACGCCAAGTCTGACACCTTCTTCAATAAAGTTCTTGGCAATCTTACCCATTGGTGTATCTAAAATTTTTGCTTCACCAATAACATTATTTCCATCCCAATCTAATCTAGTAATTAGATGTGATACTTGATTTAGATTTACTGTAGGATTTGGAGGATGACCTAGTTCACCAAGTGAACGTTTTTCAGCAATCATATTCTGATAACGTTCTACTTCTTTTTCTAGTGTTCCTTTTGGATACATGCGGCCATTTTTGTTTGACTTTTCAGCCTGCATGAATGGACCACGAATATACATACTTTTCTTGCCATTATCTTTGGCTTCTTCTGTAATATATTCTAGCTCTTGGCTAATTTCTTTAATTAGTTTCATGATTACAGTTTATTGTAGAGTGGTGAAGTAGTATAGCCACCAGCTTTGGTAAGCCCTAAGTAAACCATACCACCTGGTGAAGGAATGATAACAACGACATTAGCTGAAGAATTGGAACCTTCTGAAAATCCTTGAGCTTGGGACATATACCAGTTATCATTTCCAAATAACTGCATAATTAAAGTACCATTGCGGTAAATTAATATAGGTGAAGAACTACCGTTACTATAGGTTATAGAGTTAATAGTAACATTTAAGTTACCAGCAGTAACTGTTTCGTCAGTTAATTTAATGTCGCTGTAAAGATCGACGTTCGATGTTCCATCACCGACGAACTTCACTACGGCCTGACCGTAGACTTTTTTAGTGACTGTTTTTGTGATGGCCATCTGTTATCTCACTTATACTTGTTTGCAGTAATTTTGTGCATAGTATCAGCATTCATTCTTACTTCCCAATCCTTACCCTGTACATTCACATGAGTAGGCATCTTGCCTGTCTTTTTGAAATGTTGTAAAGCATTGTGAGCAATAGCTACATGAATTTTTTCATCTAATTCTTCTTCAGACATTTTCTTTTTCTTATGCATATGGTATTCATTTACCATTACTTCAATGTCTTCAGTAAATACTGTTTCTTCGCCATGATCAAACTTAACTGTATACCATTCAATATTTCCAGCTTCGTCTGGATCAGCATGGTTGCCTTCCATAACAACACCTTCGCCAAACACTTCTGAGTAAACATGTTTAGCGCAAAGGTGAGGTACTTCTTCCGCTTCTTCGACTTCTTCTAAAAATAAATCCATCCACTCTTCGCCAAACTTTTCTTCTAGTTTTGCTTTAGCAGTAGCCACAGAAGATGCAAATCCTTCAGTAATTGTAGTTTTACCTAAAGATTCCATCACAATCTTGGCAAGCCTTGCGTCGAATTCTGTGACTCTCATTGCTTCTCCCTCGTTCTCTTCTTTTCTTAAAATTGCTTTTGCAATCTTATGAGCTTTTTTAATGGTTGACTTTTCTAATGGTGGCTTGTCGCCTGTTAAACGCATAGCACTTTTTGTGCCTGTTGCATATGCCATTGATTTATTCATCTTTAGCTCCGTAAATAGCGCCAGCCAGTTCTAGTTTTTTAAGATCTAAGTAATCAGATACTTTAGAAGAAACGATGGAATTAAATGTTTCCTGAGCTTCAGAATTTTCACCATCTACAATCTGATTAATTAACGCTGCAATTTGTTCTTTATCCATCATTTACCTCGTTGCATATTGTGACTGATTATTATTTATGGGTTGAGATTGACCGTTACTTTGACCTTGTGGCTGTTGCATTTGAGCCATCTGATCTGCTTCTTCAGGAGATACTACTGGATCTTCTTCGTTCTGATCTTCAATCTCTTCAATCTCTTCATCAGTAAGTCTTAAAATTTTCTTTCTAACATATTCTTTACTTAAATACATTCCAACATAAGGTTGAGCCATATTCAATAGATCTAACCTATTTCTCATATTCTCAGCATCTTTCATCTCTTCAAAATACTGATCTTGAGCATATTGATATTGAATAACTTCTTCTAGGCCATCCCAATCAGTTTCAACAATAATACCTTTAAGTACTAATTGTGTCTTAAGTAAGTCATTAAAAAGAACGTTAAATTTCTTTCTTAGGATTGCTATAAACTTAGCAAACTTTAATTCGTCCCTAGTAATTTCAGCTTGACGACCAAAACTAATTCCAGACTCTTGCTGCAATCTGCTCATTGGAACATTTAAAGACTTGTAAACTTTATTCAAGAAGTAATTAATGTCGTCAATTTGTCCTAGGTTTTCGCCACCAGGAAGTGTAGTAATTTCTGTTCCTCTTCCACCTTCTCTTCTTGGAAGCCAGAAATCCTCTAACATCGACATCATTTTTCTATCATCACGGATTTCACCAGTTGTGCTATCATAAACAATCTTATTACGATAACGAGCCATAATATCTTTAAGATATTGCTCTGCTTTAATTTTTGGCAAATTACCTACATCTATATAAAATATTCTTCTTTCAGGAGCTCGAGCTAGCCTGTAAATTACTAGCGAGTCTTCCATCATCTTAAGTTGATTGACTGGCTTTACTGCCTTATGCAAGTAACTTAAAACTACATTCTTGTCATAATCTACGATTCCTGATGATACAAAACAAATGGAATCTTTTGTAATTTTAATTCCAGTATTTTGCGATTGTACTGGAACTTGTGCACTAATATAATTAATCCCTTGTTCATTATAGATAAAAAATTCTTCAACACTCTTAACTAGATTTACTCCAGTCTTAGGATCTTTTTCTTTTTTTACTTCTCTAACTTTTTTAATCTTGCGTGGATCAATTTGTCTAAGTTCTACAATGCCACGTCTTGGTTGTTTAACATCAATAACTTTTTGATAATATAAACGTCCATCAATATACCAACGTCTAAAAATATCGTGTGCTTTAAAATTAAAATCTAACTTCTTTAGGATGTTATTAAATTCTTCAGTAATACTCTTTTTAATATTATCAGGTAATTTAACTTT